ACCATGTTAGCGCAAAAGATCTTGCAGCGAGTATGCAAATATTAACAAATGATCTTATCCGTGAAATGGTAGAAGAACGACAAACATCTAAAAATATTTGTGTCAGTGGTGGTGTTGCATACAATGGATACATGAATGAAATATTAACGGAATACTATGATAACGTATTCGTACCGCCTGCAGTGCATGATGGTGGTATTGCTATTGGTAGTTATATGCACGCTGATTACGTCCTAAATAATAATGTACATGTTCCACCTGTTTATTCGGGTGCGGAACACCCAGTGAAAGAAGAGATTTTTAAAGATATGAAGTACAAAAAAATGACAATGGATGAGATTTATCCACACATTGCAAAAGAGATCGCCAATGGTGCAATCGTTGGTTGGTTCCAAGGTAGATCAGAGAGTGGAAACCGTGCATTAGGTAATCGTTCTATTCTTGCAGATCCTCGCAATCCCGAAATCAAAGACATCATTAACAGTAAGATAAAACTCAGAGAAGACTTCCGTCCTTTTGCGCCTTCTGTGTTGATTGAAGATTATCAAGAGTGGTTTGATACTAATCAACCTTCACCTTATATGTCACGCATCATGCCTGTCAAAGAAGACAAGAGAAGTGTCATCCCAGGCGTAACTCATGTAGATGGTACTGCACGTATTCAAACGGTAGAGAAGTCTTTCAACGAGAAGTACTGGAACTTGATCAGTGCGTTCAAACAAGAGACTGGTGTCCCTATGTTGTTGAATACAAGTTTCAACTGTAGAGAACCGATTGTCGAAACGCCAGAAGATGCTATAAGCACCTTTAAGATGACAGGTTTAAACATTCTGGTTTTGGAGAATTATGTGGTTACCAAATGATAGACTTATACAATAATACTATTGACATAGATTATATGAATAGAATTATTCGATTTGCTGTTCAAAGATTTCCAGATAAACAAATGGATATCTTTGATTCTATCAGCAAAAATCAATTTATTTCCAAAAAAGAGCTCTTGACAACACTATTAGAAAGTGGTATACTAAACAAAAATTTGTCGATAACGATTATTGGATCTTGGTATGGATCTATATTAATTCCTGTTCTTGCTCCTCTTGTCAAAGATGTCACTTGTTTTGACATCGACGAAGAGACAAGTCATATTGCTACATATTTACATTCATACGATAATGTAAGTTATAGCACCCAAGATTTGACAAAACAAAGAGTAAGACTTGAAAAACACAATAATAATTTATTAGTTATCAACACTTCTTGTGAACACATGACTGATATGATAGACATACTTAATCTACAATATACTAACCCAAAGTATGCGACAAGACCCGAAAATATTTGGGTTGCGTGTCAGTCAAATAATATGAATTGGATAGATGGCCATATAAATTGTGTTACATCAATGGACAAATTTAAACTACAACTGCCAATGAATATGGATATTTTAAAAGAAATAGAAATAGGCGAAGATCGGGGTACTAGATATTTCCTTTTTGGAAAGTTACCGCAAAGGAAGGAATAAGATGAGTAATTTAAAAGAACTTACATGGGAACATCACGAAAGAGCAGAACAGTCACCATTTGCATCTTTGCTTATGAGTGGAGATATCGAACCTAAAGATTATCAAAAGTATCTTTTCAATCAGATGATCTGTTATGGTGCATTAGAAGGATCGGTGGATCTGCCAGAACCATGGCGTGGTGTGTTCCGTGCAGACGCAATCTTTCAAGATATGCAAGAACTGATGAAAGAGTATAACCTTTCTCCTATCGAAAAGGCGTTAGATACTACTGTCGAATACGTAGGTTACATTGAAGGAATTAAAAACGATAATCATAAACTTCTTGCACACTTATATGTACGTCACTTTGGTGACCTACATGGCGGTCAAATGATTAAGAAGAAAGTGCCAGGCAGTGGTAAGTACTACGATTTCGAACATCGTTATGAATTGATCAAGGGTCTTCGTTCGTTACTTGATGACTCTATGGCAGATGAAGCAAGAATTTGTTTTGATTTCGCATTTCGTTCTTTTGAAGAGTTGAGTAATGAACCACAAGGATAAACTGAAAGAATTCGCTGAGAACATAAGTAGTATATTCGATGAACACTTAATTTCGTATGAAAATCCTCTACACGTCCAAGAGTTTGATGGATGGAAAGACGATTTTTGGAAATCAGATCTCATCGAAAAATGTCATTTGAAAACAATTGACTTGCTAGAAGAACGACGATTGTGGTTACTGCACTTAAATGTCTTCCCAAAATCTGGATGGGATCTTCCTATCCTTGGATGTGACATTGTTGCAGGACCAAACAAAATCAGCGGTGCATTTTTTGACTTCTCTCCTGTCGTTCATGATGATCACGTTATGTGTAAACATTTCAATGAAGAGACACAAAAGTTTACTTGGAAGAAACCTCGTGAACTTCCAGACTGGGCTAAAGAGATCTTCAGTGATCACATGATGGCTGTGGGTAATGTAAGAGAAGAAGAAACTGATAAATTTTTGCTTGCAACTTCTGAATTAATATGTTATTATATGGATAATATGAATCACCAAGCAGTGCAGGTTGATTTCCCTACTAGGGATCTACTCAACAAGTATTGTATAAACCAAAAAAAGAATCATCAGTTGCACAATAGTATCCTTGCTATGGGTATTAGTGAGGAAGACAAAGATTATTATGTGAATAACATATTATTTCAGGAGATAGAAGATTAATGAAAGATAATGTGGTGTCACTTACACCAGAAAAAATCCACCTCGCCATTGCAGATTTAATTGCAAATGGTGTGCCTTATATCGAGGCACTAATTAGTTATGCAGATAAACATAATTTGGAAATCGAATCAGTCGCAGATGTCATCAAGAAGTCGTCTATTTTGAAAGAAAAAATAAGAAGAGAAGCAGTCGGTTTGAAGATGGTAAAACGAAATGATGAACAACAGGACATTACCGAGCTATGTGAATGATAAGTCGTATGAGGCGTACATAAAATACCTCGCAATGAAGAAACATTTTACTTCACCAAGTTACGATTTTCATAAATATAGGGGTAAGGTAAGAGCATCCTTCGACGCATTCAAAAGTCGCAACGATGCATTTTACTTTGCAAAACTCGCTAAACATGAGGACTACGAAAACGTTCTTCTTGCAAACTTAGTCAAGAACCCAAATACATGGATTCGAGATATCGCAGAGGACGACTTTCTGTATGTCGAATGGAAGAAAAAGATTGACTCGTTGGGTTATCACTTCAAGTCTGATTTAAAGCATCTTAACGATGATTGGAAGTCAAACTTCGTAACCGATGGTCAACACCCAGTCGTATTGACTCTGTATCTACAGAAGAAAATAAGTCTGGAAACATTTGCAATACTAATACACATTGCAAATATTTTTACATATTGGGAGCAGAATCTGCTTGACAAATTCGTGGCTTCTGATATAATACAACACTCAAGAAAGTATTTTCCTTTCCTGATGTTGGACATGAAACGGTACAAGACTTATGTCAAAGACCATTTTGATATCTAACACAACGCTATACAACGTAATACACTGCAATATAAAGGAGACAAACATATGTCATTCGCAGCTCTTAAAAAATCTCGTTCTGCATCACTTGATAAACTAAATGCACAACTGGATAAAATTTCCCAAAAATCTTACTCAGATCCGAACGAAGGAAAGTTCTGGAAACCTACTCGTGATAAAGCGGGCAATGGGTTTGCAATCATTCGTTTCTTGCCTGCGCCTGCGGGTGAAGAGATGCCTTTCGTGCGTATTTGGGATCACGGTTTCCAAGGACCATCTGGTCAGTGGTATATCGAAAACTCTTTGACGACTCTTAACCAAGATGACCCAGTGTCAGAGTATAACTCTAAACTGTGGAATTCTGGTATTGACTCAGATAAGGAACAGGCACGTAAACAGAAACGCCGCCTGAAGTATGTCGCAAACATCCAAGTAATCAAGGATGCAGCGAATCCAGAGAACGAAGGTAAAGTATTCCTTTACCAGTTCGGTAAGAAAATCTTCGACAAACTGAACGATCTAATGAATCCTCAGTTCGAAGATGAGACACCTGTAAACCCATTTGATCTGTGGGAAGGTGCAAACTTCCGTCTGAAGATCCGTCAGTTCGAAGGTTACCCAAACTATGATAAGTCAGAGTTTGATGCGCCTTCACCATTGTCTGATGATGATTCAGAACTGGAAACCATCTACAACCAAGAACATTCTCTACAGGAACTTCTTGATCCGAAGAACTTCAAGTCCTATGCGGAGTTGAAAACCAAACTATATAGAGTGTTAGATCTTGGTGAAGATGCAGGTCCATCTGCTCCTAGTGCATATGATGATGAAGATGACGGTCTAGATCTATCCGCCACACCTTCATTTGCGAAGACTGCACCTGCAGTCGAAGAGGACTCAATCCCTTTTGATCCCGCTCCTACAGGTTCTTCATCTACAGTAGATGATGACGATGATGATCTATCAATCTTTAAGGAACTTGCAAAAGGTTAAGACGGTATGAGTACTAAATCGACAACAGATGTAATCGATTTCGACTTTGGTTTTAGTTTCATCGATGATGAAATTGAAGCAGTAAAAGAAACTGCAGTAGCTACTCAAGCTGCTGCAGAAGATCTTGAAGGACAACTCAGTGATCTCATGAATGAGAAGATTGCACTAGAAGCAAGGCTGGAAAAACTGTTTCATTCGGTTGTTCCATTTCTTGACAATCTGTGTAAGTCACCAGAAAAGAGTACAATCTTCTGGCCTGATCGTGTAGAGAAAATCCAAAATTACAAAGACAAGTTGAGAGTAATCGCAGAAGGGGAATAGACTATGAGTCTCTTAGACAAAATGCTCAAATCAGGAGCAGTGAAGTCTTCCTCAGTTCTCTCTAAATCCAGTTTTTTCGAAGAGAAGAATCCTATTCAAACGGAACTTCCTATCGTTAATATTGCGTTTAGTGGATCGCTGAAAGGTGGACTAATCCCAGGCCTTACTGTAGTTGCAGGACAGTCAAAGTCGTTTAAGACTTTGCTGTCACTGTACTGTATGAAGGCATATCTAGATAAGTATGAAGAAGGCGTTGCGCTGTTGTACGACTCTGAGTATGGTATCACACCAGAGTATCTAGAAAGTTACAACATTGATACGGATCGTGTGATCCACATCCCTGTTGAAGATGTTGAACAACTTAAGTTTGACATCACCAAAAGGTTGGAACAGATTGAGAAAGATGACAACGTGTTCATCATGATTGACTCTGTAGGTAACCTTGCATCGAAGAAAGAAGTTGAAGATGCGATGAACGAGAAAGCAGTCGCTGACATGTCTCGTGCAAAAGCATTGAAGTCTCTCTTCCGTATTGTTACACCAAAGTTGACTGCAAAGAATATTCCTTTGATTGCAATCAATCACGTGTACCAAGAGATCGGTATGTTCCCTAAGGCTGTCGTATCTGGTGGTACAGGGATCTACTATTCTGCAAATCAGATTTTATCATTACCAAATCACAAGAGAAGGATGGTACAGATCTCGCAGGATTCAAGTTCACAATCAACATCGAAAAGTCACGTTTCGTAAAAGAGAAGTCAAAGTTACCTTTCACAGTTCTTTACGAAAGTGGTATTCAGAAGTGGTCAGCACTATTTGACCTCGCACTGGAAGCTGGGTTTATTTCCAAGTCGACACAGGGTTGGTATAACCTTGTTGATTTGGACACAGGAGAAGTTATCGAACCTCGTCGTCGACTAAAAGACATCGAACAAGATGACGCATTCTTTGAGAAACTTGTTGCCAATGACGCATTTAACGTGTATATTGAGCGCAAGTATAAACTAAACGTGGACCACAACGATGATAGAACAGACGATCTTATCGAATCTACTTCTGAATGAGGAATACTACCGAAAGGTATATCCTTATCTGAAGGAAGATTACTTTGAAGACATTACACTACGAAAGGTATTCAACACTTTTGTATCGTATGTCGAACAATACAAGGAGCCTCCCTCTGTGGAGGCTCTTAAACTCTCTATTGATAAACGAAAAGATTTGAACGAAGACCAGTACAAGGATGCACAATCCGAATTATCTGGTATCTCTCGTGACAACTCAACAGATCTCCAATTCTTAATTGACGAGACAGAGAAGTTCTGTCAAGACCGTGATCTATACAATTCTATTCGTAAGTCAATTAATATACTTGAAGGCAGTGGGGACGGACTCGACAAAGGGTCCATCCCCAAACTTCTCTCTGACTCACTTGGTA